TGTTATTGTCGAAGTTGGCTCTTTGGTTTTCCTTGGAACCGCAACGCCCTACTTTGGTCGAATGATCCTAGCTCAGACAGCCGGGATATGGAAACCAACGAATTCAAACTTTGATAACGATATCAGGTTAACCCTAAACGATAACAGCATAGTAAACGAATCTGAGGATCAAACCTTAGAAGCTGTTGAACGAGACAAGCAATTAATTGCAGACCTTTCATTTGAGAATATGACCGAAGCTGACACGCAATCGTTTAGGCAGGTTTATAGCGAGTTGGGGCATTCCCATGATTGCCTTGTATTGCTCAGGCCGTCCGACTTTGACACCGGAACAACAGAGCCTAGCGCGTGGGATGGAACAAACTATATCATGCCGCCGCTATACTCTCAGATTGCCGACGTGGGCGATTTTCGACACGTTGCAAATGGGAGATGGAATTTTGATGTTGAGTTTAGAGAAATTATTGGCGGGCGTTCACCTTATGGAATGAGGACATCGGATTAATGGCACAACCAACATGGACCGATGCAGTAAGTGAGTACGATATTCTTGCCGTGTTTTCTATCCAGCGATGGAGTGAGGACGGTGCACTTACAATTCATACAACGCATAAATTCAGCTACCAACGAAGCGTAAACCAGGGAGACGCCGCAACCTGGACGATTGGAGCATTTAGTGTTGACTTGGAGGGATATTACGCTGGAAACGTTACCGATATAGGATCAATTTCGTACTCTTTTGGGTTGGACATTCAGCCACAGATTAATTATCCGTCAATGACGATAAAAATAGCGCGGGATGATTCAGATGAAATATCCAACTTCATTACTGCCCTAGAGGGAAACTCATACGGTGGCGCAACCCCTAGCAATTTTGTAGGGCTATTCGTGGTCGAAAAGGGAACCACGCCAAGCGATAGCACGGACCTGAAATACTTCGGATATATCGACCCGAATTCTGTTACCATAAAGCGTGATTCTATTCAATTACGGCTTTATGACAAGTCGAAAAGGTCCGATTCTAAACTACCGAATGTCACAGTAAAGCAATACTGCATTGATGAATTGAGCTTTACTGGAAATGATACCAGCGCAATTGATGAGGATTGGGAAGGTAAGCCCTTGCCCGTTCTTATTGGCGATTGGAGTAGCGGGGATGACTATCAGATTGAAGTCCCCTGTATCTACACCACTAATCAAAACGGGGACTTTCAGTTCGTACTTGCGCACCCGATGAATTATGGGCTATATAGCGCGGGCACTAAAATCAGGGCTGACACGTCCAATTGCCAGTACGCTTTGGTAGAGAGCTACACTTTTGATATTGAAAACTTCTCCGGAAGCACGGGGTATTTTACAGCCGCAGACAGCCAATATGATTCAACCGATAGACAAAATACTTTCGTTTATGAAAAAGACGCGAGTATAAAATTCTACGTCCAAAACCCGGTAGGCATTAGAAGCCTAACCACTGATCCTGTTAGCAATCCCGCTGAGGTGTGGAAAGAATTAATAACCTACTGGGCGTACGATACTGGCTCGGGAGACATTGACAGCACTGCATACACCTCCGCCCATACCCAATTTGAAAATCTTGGTATTGTTGTGCGACGGTGGATCACGGACGAAACACAATTAACCGACCTGTTAGAAGAGTTGGCTACTAATTGCGGCCTTTTAACCCACGTCGAAAAGGACGTTTTCGTCCCTACCGTGTCGGCATTTTACCAACTCGGATTGGCTGATGATACCTATTATGGATGCAACTTTTTAAAAGATTCATTCAAGGTCGAAATCGACCCGGGGGATTGGTTCGCTACTCGTATTGACCTTTCGTATCGATTACAGCCGCAAAGCGATGGATACAGAAAGCTAGTTTCTTCACCTTCGGATGGAACAACCCGACGACTTAAAACGGTTGAAGCTAAATGGCTTTACGATGAGGCAAGCGCGGTCACTCGTTCTAGTTTTATGTATTTAGCATTGGGCAATTCACCCTATGCGATGCAAGGAAAACTGCTAAAAGTCGGATTCGATCATAACTTATCTGATTCCGTTGCGGTTGAACACGCCGACATCAACGGTGAAGAATTCCAGATTTTCGAAATTGCACAAGATTTCGCAGCAGGATATTCCGACATCCTTGCGATATCAACCGCGTGGTCGTTTGTCGCAGGTAGCTGGACAAACGACACGGAAAAAACATATTCATTAGAAACAAGCGATATCACAAAAAGAGACAACGGATACTGGACAAACGACAGCGGCCTTTGTGACGCAGCAGATCCAGACTCCGAAAATTCACACTGGACATAACAAATAATAAGGGGAATTAAAATGGCATGGACCACAGAACTAGGAACCTCATGGACTACACAATCGTCCGTTTCGGTTGGCGATCCAACAAAGGCATCTTTTGGAAATGATACATCAGGAAACGCTAGATTCTCGCGTGATACCAAGTCAAGTTACTTGCGCGGTAATTGCCGTGATGGTAATGGCGATTCGTGCGGCAATGATGCCGGTGCCGTTATCCACGTATCGGGCTACGTACTAGACAAGGAAAAGTATTCGCTGTTAGTTTCTAGCGAATACACGAAAACAGAGGGCCTTTTTGACGGTGATATGCGCTATCGCGACATTACCATTATTGGCGCTGGTTATTTTGAGTCCAACGCCGCAAACGGCCCGGAGCAAGTGCCGGGCGGAGCGAAGGAAGATAATATCCTTCCTGTAAACACACACGCCCAATGGGATGCACCGTCATTAGACGGGCCGATTTTAAAGTTCTATTCCGCCGCGGGCCGTTCTGACCTAACCGACGACGCGCACCAAATGGTTAGGTGCACAGAAGACACTTATAATGCTAGCCGGTTTTGGATCTTCGTTCCCGACTCATCCTTTGACGTTGCCGGCAGTACGGGAACCTTAGCCCAAAACGACTTAGGAATCTATTTCAGTTCCACCGCCGGTGGTGGTAATTTTGCCTTTGATTTTACCATATTCATAAGCCCTCAATACACGACCTAACCGATACCCCAACCCGCAGACACGCCAGTCTAAAAATAATCACCAAAAAATAGGCGATAGTCTGCGGGTTTTCTTCTCTTTTTCTTAAAGCAAAACAGGTTTATTCAACAACCATTACGGGGAATTTATATCAATGTCAGTGAAATATACCAATCTTCAAATCCAGGAAGCCCTTGACCTTTACGACACCTATCAAAGCAAGCGGAGCGTAGCCAATAAGCTAGGCATACCGCGAACTACCGTGACTCGTTGGGTTGCGTCAAGAGAGGACAAGGGCGGTGAAAACAACGAACACGTTACACCCGAATTCCCAGACCTGAAAACCTCCAACATTCACTGGACAGAGTATTTAGAACATGCCGACCAGGCCGCCGAATTCAGGAGAAAGACGCACACGTCACAAGAGCGGGCAACGGTTAAGCTCGACACAGGCAATCCTATCTGTGTTTTATATTCCGGGGATTGGCATCTTGGATCATGCGCCACTGATTACAAAGCATGGCGTCAAATGTTGGATACGATCCTGGAAACGGATGGCGTTTACGTTTGTACTGTTGGCGATGAGATTGATAACTTTACCCAGTTTATGACCATGCGCCCAGTATTGGATCAGGTGCTTTCCCCCCGTGAGCAAAGCAAAGTTTTAGCCGGGGTATTTGACGATCTTATTTCGGCCGGCAAGCTACTCGCGGCGTGTTGGGGAAATCATACAAGCGAGCGAACTGAAAAGGGCGGCGGGTTTGATATGATGGAGGAATTAGCCGCCAATAAGGTTCCATATTTTGGCGGTAAAGGCATCCTAGACCTTCGGGTAGGCGGGCAGTCATACTCTCACTTAATGACGCACAAGAGCCGATTCAATAGCTCTCATGATCCGTTGCATTCTTGCCGTAAGGAATTCCAACTTACCTATCCGGCCCGCGTGGTTGTTTGTGCTCATACTCATAACCCCGACTTTTGCACCAACCATCAGTATAAAACGGACGGTATATTCATCAAGACCGGAACGCATAAGATTTTTGATGAATACTCTACTCGGTATTGGCAGCAAGGAAGGAAAGACGTTCCCTCGGCGGTGTTTTATCCCGACCGTGACAAGCTGGTACCATTTAAGAACATGGATGATGCCTTGATTTATCGGAGGGGGATTTAGGAAGTAACCCCAAAACCGCACGCTAACATGTAGAAAGTTAGCGTGCGGTTTTTGGGGTTGGTTATTTGCACCAGCGCCTCACTTCGCCAACGTTTGATATATGTCAACGATCACATTGTTCAACCGTTCAACCTCATCTAATAACGCGGGTACGTCGTCTACCGAATCGCTAAGTACGCCTATTATTATTAAGGCAGAATTAGGAATATCATCATCAGGCAATTCCTCCGATATGGTCGCATTGTCGGCCCGTTCGCGCATCTCTTGTAACTGTTTTTCACCCAGCATCTTTACTATCCTCCCTATCTGCCTTGTTTTTGCACATTTCCCTTGTTTCGGCTGCCTGATGGTTGGCAATGCTAGCCACGCCAGTTGCCTTTTTCATAGCCGCGTCGTATTGGTCGAGTTCTTCCTTCGTGGGCTCTTCAAGGAAGTCGCCAGCAGGCACAAACGTAGCGTTGAAAAGGTAGCCTTTTAGCATCTCTATCTGATTTTTTAGCATCTCTATCTCTGCTTTTTGATCCATTGTGGTATTGTCTTTCCAATCATTATCGGCCCTAATATCGTACTTTTCAAAAGTTTGCTTTTCAACTTCTTTTTTCAGTAATTTAACTTCGCGCATAAGAATGGGAATGTCTCCTATTGAATTGCTAAGCACGCCGAGCAGTTTGGTGACAGAACGGTGGATATCATCATAGGGTAATTTGTCCGATATGGTTGCTGATTTTGCCCGTTTTTCAATCTCTTGTAACTGTTTTTCGCTCAGCATCTTTTCTATCCTCCCTGTCCCACGCGCTGAAATCCGGTATGTCAACAGGCGTGGACCAAAAACGGGCGTGGGGTTGGAATTTATACATAGCGCCCTCTTCACACCCATGGTTGAATGTCCCGTCGTCGTTCAGAGTAGAAAACGCCATTTCCCCACCTTGCAGCCTGTAAACCCGGCAGGGCCTCGGGGTGTCCCTTATGCCTCGTTGCATGATGTACCACCCCTCTTCCTTTGGCATCTCACTTGTCGGCTTGCTCACCTGTCACCTCGCTTTCTTTCCAGTTATACACAACGCACGGCGACCAATACGCACACATTCTAGGCTGATGATCTGGCAGCGGATATGTTGTGCCTGGGTTGATCTCTAAGATAACGGTTCGCATCTTTTTCTTTGCCCAGTTCTGTGCGCACTTCAGGGTAATCCAACCACGAACCGGAGGAAGGATTGCTCCAGTGGCCTTATACCTAGCAAGCTTTTTGGGCGTGGTTGCGTGATATAGAATCATCAGTATGCGTCTTTTCTATCTTGAAACGCCGTGCAGAATATACCATTGGTGTCGTAATCGATTTCAATTATCTTTTTGCCAACATTAAATAACGGGCCGCATGAGCTGGTCATCGGGACACATGCGCCTGGTTCGTCCGTAGCATGTATGCAAGT